TGAAATAGTTGATGAAGCAAGTTTTGAGATCGGTCCTGGTCATAGAGGTGCTATGAAAGGTACAAAGATCTACAACAAGGGTAAAAGTACCTCAAATCCTAATGAAAAGGAAACTTTTTTGAAGAGAACTGGTCCTCAACTTCCTTTAGCAAAAGGTAAGAACTCTCTTGAGACTGCTGGTTACGAACCTGAAGGCGAAACGGTTAGTGAAAGGAGTCGTTTAGATGGTAAAGAAGAAAGGCAAAAGGATCTGGAAAGGAGATACGATCCAACAAATAAAACTCCAAACGCATCTCCTGCAAGCTATTTTAAACAGGCAATGGCAAAAAAGGCAAAGAAGGAAGATGTAGATCTCAGTGACAATCTTATTATGCATGTAGAAGGTATGGGAGATGTTCGCTATTGCCCTCAGTGTGAAAAGAATGAGACTAGAGAAGAGTGTTCATATGGACCAAAAAATTGGGATATGAATTCACGTCCCATGGCTTTAGGTGCAAATACATTCAATATCGCAACTGTTACTCCAGCAAATGAAGAATATGTTGATGAAAAATATGAAAGAATTCAAAAAATGGGAAGAACTTATACAATGTTCTTTACCTTTAGGGGTCAGTATAAGTCACTTCAATTCTTCTTCCCAACATCAAAGAGACCTTCTAGAGAGGATGTATTAGTTCAACTCAGAAAAATTTATCCTGAAGCCGTTCTAGTAAATTTCTTTGAAAGAGATCGTATTGAAAATGAGCCACTTGTAACCGTAGAAGGTGCTAAAAGATTTGATCAATTTCAAAACAATGCTATTGTAGAGGGTGCAGCATGGACAAAAAAGTCTGGTAAAGATTCCGAAGGAGGACTAAATGAAAAAGGGCGGAAGTCGTATGAGCGTGAAAACCCAGGAAGCGATCTTAAGAGACCTTCAAAGAAAGTTGGGAACCCTCGTAGAAAGAGTTTTTGTGCGAGGATGAAAGGTATGAAGGCAAAATTAACTTCTGCTAAAACTGCGAATGATCCAGATAGCAGAATAAATAAATCCTTGAGAGCCTGGAATTGTTGATTAAGTTATGTCTGGTGAAATTTATCTTGGTAATCCAAATCTAAAAAAGACAAACACAAAGATTGAATTTTCCGAAGATGATATTCGGGAGTTTTTGAAGTGCAAAAAGGATCCAGTATATTTTGCCAAGAACTATATTCAAATTGTTTCTCTAGATGAAGGTCTTGTACCATTTAAGATGTACAAGTTCCAAGAGAAACTTGTAAAGAATTTTCATAAGAATAGATTTAACATCTGTAAGATGCCACGTCAGACTGGTAAATCTACTACGGTGGTTTCGTATCTATTGCATTATGCTGTCTTCAACGACAATGTTAATATTGCTATCTTAGCAAACAAGGCATCAACTGCAAAAGATCTTCTTGGAAGATTACAACTTGCATATGAGAACTTGCCTAAATGGATGCAGCAAGGTATCGTTTCATGGAACAAACAATCATTAGAGCTAGAGAATGGATCTAAAATTATCGCCGCATCTACATCTGCATCTGCTGTCCGTGGCGGGTCCTATAATATCATCTTTCTTGACGAGTTCGCTTTCATCCCGAATCACATTGCTGACCAATTCTTTGCCTCTGTTTATCCTACTATCTCGTCTGGTAAAAACACCAAAGTAATTATTGTATCTACCCCACATGGTATGAATCATTTCTACCGTATGTGGCATGATGCAGAACGACAAAAAAATGAATATGTGCCAACTGCAGTACACTGGTCTGAAGTTCCTGGAAGAAATGCAAAGTGGAAGGCACAGACTATTGCTAACACAAGTGAGCAGCAGTTTAAAGTTGAGTTTGAATGTGAGTTCTTAGGATCTGTTGATACTCTTATTGATGTCACTAAACTTAGAAACTTAGTATATGAGGATCCAATCAAAAGAAATAAAGGATTGGACATCTATGAAGCAGCACAAAAAGATCATAATTATATGATGACTGTTGACGTTGCAAGGGGAGTAGAACACGATTATTCTGCTTTCATTGTTTATGACATAACACAGTTTCCATATAAAGTTGTTGCAAAGTATAGAAATAATGAAATAAAACCGATGGTATTTCCAAGTATCATTAAACAAGTTGCAGACGGATATAATCAATCATACGTCTTAGTTGAAGTTAACGATATTGGAGATCAAGTTGCATCTATTCTTTACTTTGATCTTGAATATGAAAATTTACTCATGTGCTCTATGAGAGGTAGAGCAGGGCAAATTGTTGGCTCTGGATTTTCTGGTAAAAAATCTCAGTTAGGTGTCAGAATGACATCAGCAGTAAAAAAATTGGGATGTTCTAATTTAAAAACTTTACTAGAAGATGATAAACTTATAACAAATGATTATGATATCATTTCAGAATTAACAACCTTTGTTCAAAAGAGACAATCGTTTGAGGCTGAAGAGGGATGTAATGATGACTTAGCAATGTGTCTTGTTATATTTTCATGGTTAGTTGCACAAGATTATTTCAAAGAAATGACGGACAATGATGTTCGTAAAAGAATTTACGAGGAGCAAAAAAATCAAATTGAACAGGACATGGCTCCTTTTGGTTTTATTGCTGATGGTTTGGATACTGTAAGTGAAGTTGATAATGATGGTGACAGATGGTTTGCTGATGAATATGGTGACAAATCATATATGTGGGATTATATGTGATGGATACAAAAAAACAAGTCATAGACTTAATAAAAGTTGTTATATTTTTTCAACTATCCATAGTTGGAATAACGATAGTTGGCTGCTTTCTTCCCATGGTAAATAAATGTGATTCTGATGCCAAACAGCATATTGCTAATATGATGACTGTTATAACAACATCTACATTTGCATTATACGCTGCAGAGAAATAATGGACATTGAAGATTCCTTTGAACTAGAGCATCTTCTTTTCATAGAAAGACAGTGTAGAAACTGTGGTCAAACAAAAAATTTATTAAGTGATTTCTATCTTACTAGAAAGGATAGAGGATCTTTCCCATCGTCATATTCATACGAATGTAAAGATTGTACTATAAAAAGAATTCAAAAATCTCGCAATAAACACAAATGCCCCAAAAATGACTATCCAGACTGGTAGTGTGTTCATGCATTGTTTCCCCAGTCAAAACACTCTAATCAATAAATAAGTTTAGATTAATTTTGGACCTCATAGGAGAGTAAAAGATGCCGCTAAATTTAGCATCTCCTGGTATCGTAGTAAGAGAGGTTGATCTTACTCTGGGCAGAGTAGATCCCGTATCTGATAAAGTTGCTGCCGTTGTGGCACCTTTTGCACAAGGACCAGTAGAAGTTCCAACGCTTGTTGAGAACGAATCAGACTTACTTGCAAACTTCGGCAAGTCATACGAAGTTGATAGACATTACGAGCATTGGCTAAATGCTTCATCATATCTAGCATATGGTGGTTCACTACGTGTCATCAGAGCAGATGATGCCGATCTAAAGAATGCTTTCTTTGGATCAACATCCACGGCACCTAAGATCAAGAGTGTTGATCACTACGAAGATCTCGGATATTCCGAAAACACCATTTCTGGTGTAACCTTTGCTGCCAGAAACCCTGGATCTTGGGGTAATGGACTTAAGGTTGCCATCATTGATGGCCGTGCTGATCAGGTAATCACTGGAATCTCAACCGCTGGAGTTACAGTTGGTATGGGCGTCAGTCAGTCTGTTCTAGACAATACTGTTGTTCCTGGAGTAGGTTCAACCTCATTCCTAGACGGATCTTTCAAAGGTGTTGTTTCTGGTGTAGGAACCAATTCCATTGATATTAAGTTTGTACAGCACGTTTCCGCTGCTGGAATCCTAACTCAAAAAGATTACCAAGATAATGGCATATACAGATTTGCCAATCCATCAACCAAAGATCTAGTTGTATATAACAACTCTGGTGTTGCTGTTACCACTATTACCACCAACGCAAGTCCAACTGATTGGTTCGATGCTCAGAAGATTGAACTAACTGGTTCTGAATTATTCTGGAATCAACTTGCAGACAGACCTGGAACTTCAGAGTTTGCTGCGAATAGAAATTCAAGATTTGATGAAGTTCATATTGTAGTTGTTGATGACGACGGAGACATCACTGGAAATCCTGGATCTATTCTTGAAAAGCATCTAAATCTTTCTAAAGCTAAAGATGGACTATTTGAAAATGGTTCAGTCTCTTACTATAGAGAGTTTGTAAGATCTGGTTCTGGTTACGTTTTTGCTGGTGGAGCTCCCTCTGGAACCACTGCAATTGACTTTAAGACTGGTAGTGCTGTTGGTAACGGATTTGTCCAGGTAAGTGATACTGCTTGGGATCAAAACACTTCTGGCATTGCTTTCGCTGGATATGGAAACACTACAGCAACTATGGCAGGTGGTGTAAACTATGATGGAAACTCTGGATTAACAACAACTGGAGCACTAAAAGCATCAGTTGCAAAACTAAATGCTGGATATGAAGTACTCAACAATCCAGATGAGTATACAGTAGATTTCGTTCTACAAGGATCTGGCAACTACACTAAAGAAGAGACTCAAGCAATTGGTCAAAAGTGTATCGACGTTGCTGAAAGAAGAAAGGATGCTATTGCATTCCTCTCACCCCACAGAGCTGCTATCTTTAATGACTCTGCAACTGATGCAGTAGTTAGAGCTTCTGAAGAGATTACCAATAATGTAATTGGTCACTTCTCACCAGTCACTTCAAGTTCCTTCGCGATCTTTGATAGTGGTTACAAGTACATGTATGATCGTTTCGCTGATAAGTTCCGTTATGTTCCCCTAAATGGTGACATTGCTGGAACCTGTGCCAGGACAGACATTAATCAGTTCCCCTGGTTCTCACCTGCTGGAACAGTGAGAGGTGCAATTCTAAATGCAGTGAAACTTCCTTATAATCCTAATAAGTCACAGAGAGATCGTCTCTATTCAAACAGAGTTAACCCAGTAACCTTCATTCCTGGATCTGGTATTGTTCTATTCGGTGATAAGACTGGTCTTGCCAAGCCTTCCGCCTTCGATAGAATCAACGTCCGTAGATTGTTCCTCTTCCTAGAGAAAGCAATCTCCTCAGTTGCTAGAGATCAACTCTTTGAGTTTAACGATGAAATCACTAGAACCAATTTTGTAAATGCGGTTGAACCTTTCCTACGTGAAGTTCAATCTAACCGTGGTGTTCAAGATTTCGTAGTTGTTTGTGACGAGACAAACAATACATCTGCAGTAATTGATCGCAACGAATTCGTTGCAGACATCTTCATCAAACCATCTCGTTCTATCAACTTCGTTGGCCTCACCTTCGTCGCTACCCGCACAGGTGTTTCCTTTGAAGAAATCATCGGAAACGTTTAAT